ACTATGTTTGACGGTGCTATTTTGTCTTGGCTCTTTGATGTTCATCCTCGCGTTTACACTGATACTCTTTGTATCGCCCGTGCTTTACATGGGGTTGACGTTAGCGGAAGTCTCAAGGCGTTATCTGAACGATATAAGATCGGCGCTAAGGGGACCGAGGTTTTAAACGCGCTAGGTAAACGCCGTGCCGATTTCACTGAACAAGAGCTTTCTCAGTACGGCGACTACTGTATTAACGACGTCGAGCTAACCTACAAGCTCTTTAACATTTTTCTACGTAAAGGGTTTCCCAAACAAGAACTACAGTTGATTGACTGTACGTTGCGTATGTTCGTTGAGCCTGTGTTAGATCTGGACATCGGGCTACTCGAACAGCATCTTGAAGATACCAAGGAGCAGAAGGACCAGCTACTTGAGTCGGCAGGTGTGTCTAAAGAAGATCTCATGTCTAACCCGAAGTTTGCCGCAGTGCTTGAGGGGTTAGATGTAGAACCTCCCATGAAAGTTAGCACGACCACAGGTAAAGAAACTTACGCGTTCGCTAAGTCTGACGAAGAGTTTAAGGCGTTGTTTGATCATGAGGACGCACGTGTTCAAGCAGTGGTGGCCGCACGGCTGGGTAACAAAAGCACGTTGGAAGAGACACGTACGCAGAGATTTATTGATATAGGTAAACGTGGCATGTTGCCTGTACCTGTGCGCTACTACGCCGCACACACCGGACGCTGGGGTGGTGACGACAAGATCAACATGCAGAACCTTCCAAGCCGTGGACCAAATGGTAAGAAGCTAAAGAAAAGTATTCTAGCTCCCGAAGGGTTCACTTTGATCGATGCAGACAGCGCACAGATAGAAGCCCGTGTGCTGGCGTGGCTAGCAGAACAGGATGATTTGACGACGGCATTCGATGCAGGAGAAGACGTTTATGTAAAGATGGCTTCTCGTATTTACGGTTGCGACGAAGCGGACGTTACTAAAGACCAACGGTTTGTTGGTAAGACCACCATTCTTGGCGCTGGTTACGGGATGGGCGCGGTCAAGTTTCAAGCACAACTTAAGAACTTTGGGTTTGAGGTAGATCTTGACGAGGCGCGGCGCATCATAAATATCTACCGTGAATCTAACTGGAAGATCAATCATCTGTGGCGCAACTGTCAGAACATGGTGAGGCACATGGTCAACGGTGACAGCGTTCAAGTCGGTAAGGCAGGGGTGCTGGAAACGTTGGGATCGGAACGTGCGGTAAAATTACCATCGGGATTACTACTGCGTTATAACAACTTATCAGCAGAACAAACCGAGAACGGTGTCGAATATATCTACGAGACTCGACGTGGCTGGACTCGTATCTACGGTGGGAAAGCTACTGAGAATTTATGCCAAGCGATAGCGCGTTGTATAATTGGCGAGCAGATGTTACAAATTAACAAGAGATACCGCGTTGTGCTAACAGTCCACGACTCGATTGTGGCGTGTGTACGCGACGAAGAGGTAGATCAAGCACAGGCATACATAGAAGATTGTATGCGTCAGGTTCCAGTGTGGGCGACAGGATTACCCATCGATTGCGAGAGTGGTACAGGTAAGTCGTACGGGGATTGTGAGTGAGCATAGCACCGTGGTCATTTAGTAAAGCAAAGGCATTTGAACAGTGCCCCAAACAGTTTTACCACGAAAAGATTCTCAAGGAATATCCGTTCGTTGAGACTGAAGCTATTCGTTACGGCAATGCGTTTCACACAGCTGCAGAAAAATACATTCGAGACGGCACCCCGCTCCCTAAAATGTTTGACTATGCCCAAGCGATGCTTGATTCACTCAATGCTAAGAAAGGCGTAAAGCTGTGTGAAGAAAGACTAGGAATAACTGAAAACTTGTTACCGTGTAGTTTTTACGCAAAAGACGTCTGGTACAGAGGTATCGCTGACCTGTTGATTATTAACGAAGAAGATAGGTTGGCATGGGTGATCGACTACAAGACAGGCAAAAGCGCGAAGTACGCCGACAAGGGACAGCTAGAGTTGATGGCGTTGTTGGTGTTCGCACACTACCCCGACATAAAGTATGTACGTGCTGGGTTGTTGTTCGTCGTGAGCAATGACTTAGTAAAAGATAGCTACGCCGATTCTGATGCGAGTGTGTTGTGGACTAAATGGACAAACGTTTATTCCATAATGAAGATGGCTGAGAAACGTAATGTATGGAATGCTCGACCTAGTGGGTTATGTAAACGCCACTGTCCAGTAACAGTATGTGTACACAACGGGAGTAACTAGATGTCACGCAACTACAAAAAGGAATATCGCCTACAGAAGGCACGGGGTGAACACAAAGATCGTATGGAACGACAGCGTGCTCGCCGTAAGATGGACAAGACGGGTAAAGATGCTAACAAGAATGGTAAGGCTGATAAGCGCGAAGGTAAGGATGTAGCGCATAGCAAACCGCTGTCACGTGGCGGGTCTAACAGCGATGGCGTGTCTGTACAAAACCGGAGTCGTAACCGTGCAGGTGGCGGTCGTCTGAGTCGCGGTCCAAAAAAGAATAAGTGACATGCAGATATTAGATAACAAGGCGCTCTTACTACGCCTACGTAATCCAAACAAAGTAACAACGACTGTGCAAAAGAGTCAGGAACTATCAGACAACCAAGTCGTTGTTAACTGGGGTGTAGACGAAGCACACACTCTTAAGAATCTAAATATTAATGTGCCATCACCTATTGAAGGACGTTACAACTGGCCCGGCCAGCACAAGCCATACAACCATCAGAAGTCAACAGCGGCTTTTCTTACGATGAACCGGCGAGCTTTCTGTTTTAACGAGCAAGGTACGGGCAAGACTGCTTCAGCTATCTGGGCGTCAGACTTCTTGATGACGCAAAAGCAAATACAACGGGTGCTTATAATATGCCCGCTATCTATCATGGATAGTGCGTGGCGTAATGACTTGTTTAGTTTTGCGATGCATCGCACGGTGTCAGTCGCCTACGGTAGTAAACAGAAACGCAAGAAGATCATTGACGAGGGTTCTGAATACGTCATCATCAACTACGACGGCGTAGAGATTGTCCTCGACGATATCATTTGTGGTGGATTTGACTGCATCATTGTTGACGAAGCAACGCACTATAAAAATCCACAGACCAAGCGATGGAAGACTCTGTTCAAACTGCTGAACGAAAAGACATGGCTTTGGATGATGACAGGTACACCCGCCGCACAGTCCCCTCTTGATGCTTATGGGCTAGCTAAAATGGTGAACCCCACAAACGTGCCGCGATTCTTTAGCTCGTTTCGTGACATGGTGATGCACAAGATTACGCAGTTCAAATGGATACCAAGGGATAACGCCACACAGATTGTGTACGAAGCACTGCAACCAGCTATACGGTTTACTAAGGAAGAGTGTCTTGACTTACCTGAGATGGTATACACCAAACGTGAAGTAGAACTGACACGTCAACAAAACAAGTATTACAACGACCTCAAACAGAGGCTTGTCATACAAGCCGCAGGTGAAGAGATCACCGCCGCTAACGCCGCTATCAATATGAATAAGCTCCTACAGATCTCATCAGGTGCTGTCTACACCGATGATGGAGAGGCACTGGAGTTTGATATCAAGCATCGCTACAAGGTATTGCGAGAAGTAATAGATGAGAGCAGTAAGAAGGTGCTGGTGTTTGTACCGTTCAGACATGCAATCGATATCTTGACAAGCAAACTTAAAGCAGACGGTATAACGACTGAGGTAATACGTGGTGACGTGTCAGCACATAACCGCACAGCTATCTTCAAACGATTCCAGCATGAAGCCAATCCACGTGTACTCGTGATTCAACCGCAGTCAGCGGCACACGGTGTCACCTTAACAGCCGCAAACACAGTGGTGTGGTGGGGGCCAACTAGCTCCCTCGAAACCTACGCACAAGCTAACGCTCGCGTACACCGATCAGGACAAGACCACAAATGCACTGTGGTGCAGTTGCAAGGATCACCTGTAGAAAAACGTGTTTACTCATTGTTAGATAGTAGAATAGACGTACACACAAAAATGATTGATTTATACAAAGAATTGCTTGACTAGCTCATCATGTGTAAGTAGAGTGAAAACCCCGACACTTGTGTCGTGTGCGAAGGAGACTCAAATGAGTGAGAAAGCAGGGTTAGCTGAGAAGCTAACACGTGTTTATTTAAAGATCCGCGACGAGAAAGCCAAGCTATCTGCGGAGTATAAAGAGAAGGAGTCTAGACTTAACCAGCAGATGGATAAGGTAAAGACTGCTCTTCTTGATTACTGCAAAGAGCAAGGCGTCGAAAGCGTAAAGACTTCTGAGGGACTCTTTTACCGCTCAGTTAAAACAAGGTACTGGACTAGCGACTGGGAGCAAATGCACAAGTTTGTGCTTGAGCATAGTGTTCCTGAGTTTATGGAAAAGCGCCTTAACCAGACTAATGTAAAAGCATTCCTCGAAGAAAACCCCGACGTCGTACCGAAAGGTCTCAATGTCGATTCTGAATACACTATATCTGTGAGGAAAAAGTCATGATGATGCGTGGTCCATTTGTGCCAATCGAAGATGTGTCTAAGCACTTCTCTGTATCCATATCCACAATCAGAGGCTGGGTGCGTAAGGGATATATCCCCAAAAACACCTATATAAAAGTAGGTAACACCTATCGTTTCTCCATTCCCGATGTATCTGAAGCGTTAACTAGTCAGCACGAAGACCTTGTTTCGTTTAACGAAGCGGGGGGTAGAAACATGGTAGCGTCGATGGCGGATGAGATGGAAGCCCAAGCAGAGTTTGGTATTCCTGACGATCATTGGTCTAAACAAATTACCGCTGACGAAGATCTCTGATGGATCGAGTTAGTTTAAGCGGAGGTGTATTTCGTATCATCGAAAGTGGAAGACAGGTAGCTACGGTGGAAAACGCAATGAAATTTGTTGTGATAGACGCCGCTAAGGTATCTCGTTCTTACTACGCCGGTGTGTTCGATCCCAACACTCCATCACCACCCACGTGCTGGTCAGCAGACACTACTCAGCCGTCACCCGATGTACCTGTTCAAAACAGGCAAGCATCTCGGTGTATGGACTGCCCTCAAAATATTAAGGGGTCAGGCCAAGCTGGTGGACGTGCATGTCGATTTGCACAACGTTTAGCGGTTGTTTTGGAAGATGACTTAAACAAGGTGTACCAACTACAGCTACCAGCTACATCGCTATTTGGTAGGGCGGTGGATAGTAAGATGCCAATGCAAGCCTATGCACAACATCTTTCT